CCGGCAGAAATGGCGGTGGTGCTGATGAGCGTGGTTTCATCGAGATTCACGCCACCCGCGAGGTTTACCACGCCCAAAACGATAGTTCCGGCGTTGTTGAGGGCAAGGACGGCGATCGTGCTTTGCACCCCGCTGACCGTGCCGAGGGTGGCACCGGACGGGACCGTCAGGGCGAGCGCACTGTAGTTGGATAACTCGGAGATTACTCCGCTGCCAAGGGTTGCCGAGCGGAAATTGAGTGTTGAGGGAGAGAGCCCAACGGCAAGTGCATTGGCGGAAACCGCAGCCGTGAGGCTCTGGATCTGCCGGGTTGCATATACCGGATTGAGGATCAGCCACGCGGAGATGTTGGCGTTGTATTCCAGATCCAGGTAGGCCCCCGGAGGCATATTCCCGGGGCGCAGGTCGGAAACCCCGCCTGCGCCAAACTGGTAGACCTGCTCGGCCCCCAATGCGTTGAGATTAAAAGTGTTGCTTCCCGTGGTTCCCGCCGCTGCGACGTAGATGCTGCACCGCAGACCAGTGACCAGCGCAGTGGGGGCTGGGTTGAGCGTGGCCGTAAATGCCGGGGCGGTTCCCCCGGTGACGGCAAAGGTGGCAGTCTGCGATTGAACTGCGGAGCTGGTAAACGCGCCATTCAGTGCAGCGCCCACCGTTCCAGCAGCATAGGCCACGACCGGGTTGTAGCCGACCATGCCGCTGCCGTTGACAGGGCTGGTGGTGGAGGCCAGTGAGTTGGGCAGTGTGTTGGCTGGGTAGGAAAGGGCTGAGTTGAACCCGATTAGACCCTGACCTTGAGAAGGAGTGGAGAAAGCAGCTAGTTGGGCGGTGAAGTTGGCGAAGGCACTGGAGGACTGGATATTGTCCTGTGGGTAGTGAGCCTGCTGGACTCCTGCTGTGTTGAGGAGGTTGAAGCGATAAGGGTTAGGACCGAGCCAGATGACTGCCTGGCCATAGTTGTCGAGGATGACAGGGTTGGGCAGTTGAGTGGTGAGGGTATTATCAGTGTAGGTAGCCTGTGGAGTGATCGTGCCACTCGCATAGGTGTATAGCTGGCCACCAGCCAAAGGTAGGCCAGTTGTATTATCTACTGCTGTGAAGATCTGAGGAGTTGCTGCTGTCGCGTTTGAATTATAGCTCAATTTAGTATTCCTTCATTCCGAGGTTCTTTTTCTCGGCATCAGTCTTTTTTACATGCTCGGGCAAATCCCTCTTACCCTTTGACGCCTTGTCAAATTCTGCTACGACCTTAGCCCCAATCTCTTTCTTATGGGTATGGAAGTAGCCCTGTTGCGCTTTCGAAACGTATGGCATGGCTTAGCTGTTGATCCAGGCGGAGATGGAGCCTCCGGAAAGACCGCTGACCTGACATTTGTAGTAGTTGTATTTGACTGCGCTGCTCGCGTAGAACTGTGCCGTATTGCCCGTCCCAGCAGTAAAGGTGAGGGTAGTGACGTTATTCCAATTGACTCCGCTGACGGATCCGAGGAAAGCTACGGTCGCTGCGACTCCAGCTACAGAGCCAACGGCTTCAAAATGAACCGTATCAGAAGCTGGATGTCCAAAGACACCCGGAAGGATAGAATTGGTACTGGCAATTCCGAAAGACTTGGCGCGGTAGGTAAGGCCATGATGGGCTCCGAGTTAGTATTCTTTCATTCCCTTGACTTTATTAAGTCTGGGATTGGCTTTGTGGGCTGATTTGGAAGCTGAGCGGGAAGAAGTGGCTAGAATGGCTCCCGCAGCTTTCTCACTGACTCCCTCTTTGGCGGCAATTTTCGACTGGACTGCCTTAAAACCAGGATGTGCTTTACTCATACGTGCTCCTCATATGCGAACTCGGCCACGGGAGGCCCAGGTCATATCCGAACCGGCACCGGCCCCACCCCAAATCCCATCATAGCGAGTTTTCGGTATACCCTCGTTGATGTTGTTGATGGCGGAGCGGGCCTGAGAGGCTTTGGCCTTCAGATCTGGACTGATGACCCGTTCGAAATGGAAGGCGAGGATCTCAGCGAGGCTGAGCTTCAGTGCCATGGCATAACCAGGAGGTGCATATATCTGATCGGTCAGATTGGTAATTCGGTTGAGTTGGCTGTAGACGTAGAGGATGCAATTCGCATTAACCTGGGGCACCGGCCAGAAACGTAAGTTGCGAACCGGATCCGCACAATCGTCATAGACGAATAAAGGCCAAAGGCTGCTCGTATTCTTCTGTGGAACTCCAATCCATTCCTCCAGAGGAATCTGCGGGATCTCCAACTCAACCGGCTGACCAGATCCGGCAGGGAATTGAATCGAGACCTTCTCGATTTTGACCGGACGGGGAATGTTCCAGGAATAATCAGTCGGATAGACGCTGATGAACGTATTAGTCGTCGGAGTGACGAAGCCGCAAAGACTGCCAGTCTGATTAGTGATGGGTAGGGGAGCGGTCCAACTCAATGTGTATTGATTGCCAGTCAGAATACCGGTGATGGTAGTGTTGGCCGGAACTCCATTACATATGAGAACTTCTCCCACGATGACCGCACCAGGAGTTCCGGAGGTGATGGTCATGATATTACCTAAAATGTTACACGTAAAGGGATTTACCGAACCAACCTGATAGGTCTGAATGTTATTCTGGAACGGAAACGTATAAGGCGTCGTGCTGAATACGAGCAGATTTTCGTTGTTCCACTGATCCAACAGATCAGTCAGAGTGGTCAGACCCAATTGTGTTTCAAATGGAGATAACGGAGAAGTCTGATCGTAGATACCGAGCAGACTATATGCGGCTTGAATCAGGTCTAATGCGGTTGGATTGGCCATGCTTAGCCTCTCTTAATTTTCTGAACATCCGCCTTTGCGTTGAGCAGACGAATCAGTTTATCCTTTTCCGCAAGTTCAGCTTCGAGAGTTTGGATCAGTTCCTTCAGCTTCTCTATTTCCTGAGCCTTGTCATTCTTGTGATCTTCAAATCTCCAGGGCTCAGCCTGCCAGAACTTCTTATCTCTCAACGTATTGAAGAACTCTTCGGAGGGCATCAGAACGGCCTCTCCGGTTTGCTGCCTATAAAACCACTTAGGAAAATCCATACGAACCTTTCAATAGCCCCCACACATATGGGGGCTATATTTCATTTTCTTCAGGAGTTATTAGGGCTGAGTGAGGCTGACGGTATTGAGTGCAGCCAACAGAGCCGCAACAGCCGCTAGGATTGGATTGAAGGAGGCTGCGGTCCAACCAGCCGTATAACCAGTCTGACCGGCAGTCAGACCAGTAAGATTGGCATTAGTTAGGGCTGCGTTGCCGCCAGTAACGCCAGTTCCGCCGAAGAAACTGATCGTATCGGTCTGAGACTGTCCGACGATTGCGCCTGGGGCCACGACAGTGGTGAGAGAGGAGGTTGTCTGATAAGGGGTAGAAGCCATTTGGTGTTATCCTTTTTGTATGAGTGAAGAGAGTCCTGATGGGGGACGGTTCGCGTCCCCCATCTTCTTATTCGTAGACGATAGTCGCAAAGCCCTGACGCAGTACAGCAGCATTGTAGAGTGCGTCCAAGCGGAAAAGGAGCTTGTGATTGTAGCCATCCAGCCAGAAAAGTGTTGAGCAACGGAGCCCTGTCTCTGGGTCTTTCATGCGGGCGGCAAACTTATTTCCGCCAGCCACACCACCCAAGTTGGAGGTGTCAATCAAATCACCCAAAACATACGCAATGGCCTCGGGATGGAACACAACGCTCTCACGAGCTATCTGTCCGGTTCCAGCGGTCAGGGCGGTGGCAGTGGTGTACCCCCATGGATTGATCGATGCGGAGCCAGTGGGCAGAGCATTGATGTTCTGGAGGGGTCCGGTTAGGTGGAAGGCAGGACTGAAAGTAATAACCGCACCGGCCTGAGAAATGACGGTGAAGTGCTTGAGTTCAGACTGCACAGCATAACCCTGTGGGTTCACAGCATTTACTCCATTGATGGTGAACTTCTCACCAGCATTGAAGGTTCCGGTCATACCCGAGACGGTGATGGTATTGCCGCCATCCGTAGCGCCGGAAGCGTAAACGATAGTTCCACTCCAGGTGCCGAGGGTGAGGGTGGAGCTATTGGCGGTGGATTCAAATTCGACTCCAGCGGCTGATCCAAGCTGCCCAGTCTTCCAACGGTTGGAAACGTCGGCGGCGGGGTGGAATAGGGTGGTTACACCCTGCCAAATGTTGGTCACGGTGTGTGGATTCAACGCTGCGAAAATATCATCCTGGAAGACGGCTCCCTGGGTCTGCATCGTAGAGTAAGCATCAACCGGAACCTGCATGTTAGTCAGAGGAGTTCCAGGCTTACCGGCGAACTGGTTAAAACCGTTCTGATTGGTGGCAGAACTGTTGATGGTGTTCCATGCCTTGAGGTCCATATCCTGATAGAGGCGCTTTGCCATCGGGTCAGCGACGTTGATGTAGAATTCATCGATATTCAAGGTCTGGTCTTTGATGGTGATTTCGTAGTCAACTCCAAACTGTAACAGTTGAATTGGGGTGAAATAGTCAGCGTAGGCTGATGGAGAGAAGGTGGCTCCGGTGCGGAGGCTGGGGAACCAGGGGGTGCGGATGTTGATCGTATCACCTATCTTCCCGCTATCTGGACCTCCATTGGCAGCGCGGAAGCTACCGGCGAAGTCTCCATCCCAGCGCCGAGCGCAGTGAGGAACCATAACTAGATTATTTTTGACCTGCTTCAGCGCCTTGGCGGTGATGAATGCTTGATTGTTGTAAACATTGGAGATTGCCATTATATTTTTCCCTTTCGTTTAGCCATAAATCCGGCTAAGGAATTAGTAGCCGACGAAACCGAAGTTCTTCGTAGCGGCTGCTTTGTTTTGAGTTGTCGTTTTGACTGGTTTGATTGGGGCTGGGAGGGTACGTTTCTGTTGAACCGGCTCATCCGAATCAGGCTCATCCGTTATGAGCTTGGCTTCGATCCGACCAATGGCCTTAGCGGCTCTGATCGGATCCATTCGGGCAATGCTGATAGCTTCATCAGAATTCGCCAAAAGATAATGCCATAACTCACCAGATTGTTCGGACTCTAAGATAAGTTTGAACACTGTCGGACTGCTCGTCTTAATGCCAGAAGCTACGCGCTCCTGATCCATTTCGATTAGTTCGGGAAGTTCATCCTTATACTTGGCCAACATGGCTTGCTTTTGCGCCTGGAAGGTTCCGACCCTGGTCTGGACATCCCTCTGGTAGAACTTCATATCGATACGATAATCATCATCGCGTTCCCCATTTGGGTAGTTGGCTGGGTTCGGAGCATCCGGATCAAAAACAGGTTCGTTGACCTGAACAGAATGGGGTTGACCCTGGTTTCTAAGAGCATCAAGCTGGCCTTTGAGACGTTCTTTCTCTTTGACTAGCTTGGCGATTCGCGCTTCTGCGTGATCTCGCTTTTTCGGAGCCTTGGCCGCAGCCTTAGCTTCCGTTTCCTCTTCAGCCTCAGAGAGAGCCTCATTTTCAGCTTCCTCTTCAGTCTTCTGCTCTAGCTGCTCGACGGGTGCGTCCGCGTCGGACTGCTCTGTATCCTGGTTCTGATCGGGTTCCAATTCGGGGGCAGGACGTTTATCATCTGTCGTTCCCTTACTTATTACCTCTTCAAAGTTCTGGATATCAAAAGTCTTATCGAAATCTTCGGGCATCATGGCCTCCGCATGAGATACGGTCTCAAGTCCGTTCGCAGAAAGTTTAGCGAGATTTCAGAACTCGTCATCTGAGTATTTGGTAGTTAAGAAATTTGCCCAGGATTTGTTTGTTGCGGCTGGGCTTGGGGCTGACCAGCCTGGACTGGTGGGGGAGCCGTAAGTTGCTGAAGCAGAGCCTGATGTTCCGCAGCGTTCTTGTCCAGTAGGTTCTGATGGATCTGAGCGATCAGACTCTTAGCGTGGTCGGATCCGACTCTGACTTCCTCCAGTTCGGCTTTCATCGTAGTAAGTGCCGCATCGTGGTCCATACCTTTCTGCTGCTTGATAAGTTCGGTCTGGTTCTCCAGAGTAGCAATCTTGAGCTTGGTGGCTTCCTTATCCGCGAGTGCGGTTTCCTGTTGTAACGTCTGGGTTAGCTGCTGGATCATCTGGTGAGCCTGATCAAGCTGCTGCGCAAGCTGTAGAGGATTCTGTTGACCATTCTTGCCCTGGTCCTGAAGCTGAGGCGGTTTCATCTTGTCCAGCATATCCGCAATCGTCGCGGACTCGGGGAAGTCCATAAGTCTAATGATATCAGCGGTACAGAACTGCATGACCATCTGATTTTTCATCGCCAATTCGGTAAGGACGTTAAGATTCTCCTGGCGGCGGGTCTGATAGGATGGACCCGTATCAACCGTAACATCATACTCACCTACAGTTACGTCATAAATCTTGCGAACTCCATTCTCGTCCATCTCGTGATTTGGTTCCGTTCCCTGCTGTGGTGTGCCATTAATTGTCACCATCTTGTGCTTATCATCTATACCAATAATACGGATGACTCTCTGCTCGGAGTAAACCTTTGGAATCAGGTCCAAGAGTTGATGTCCGAGGACTCTGATGGCTCTGCCGAGGTTATCCGAGTAGTTGTAATGAGCAACAGAGCCAGCCTGTTGGAGAGCCTTAATCGCCACGCCCGATTGGTCGTTAGCCATCCGTTCGCCCATCGTTGGGTCGTACATCGCGTTGGCTGATTTGATATCGTTTTCCAAGGTGTTCATAACCTGGAGCATACCTTGGATAGGTGGCTCAGCGGTCTGACGCGATGGGGGTGGGAGAGGGGTCTGATGATCGTCCGCGACAACCGCGTAAGTCAAGTAGGGGAGGTCAAGAATATTGATGCTAGCCCAATCGTCACGATGGTTATCGACGGAGCCCTCAGCGACCAGCCAAGGGTTTTTAGGCGCACGAGCAATCATTTCTAACGTAACTGTTTTCACAGTGTTGAGCATGATTTGAGTTTCTTTGTTGTTGCGAATCAGGCCGCTGAAGACTCGGTTGCCATTATCCAGCAGGCAATCACCAAACACTGGAATGATGGGGATGTCTTTTCCGATCCACTCGGATTCTTCCAAGACTTCGAGGCAGCACATCTTGTACCATTTGACTACGGCTCGGGAATCTTGTCTGGAATCGGTGATCTGACGGAGCTGACGCTTTGTGCAATCAGCCCTATCCATTACGGTCCCATCCTTCAGTCTGACTAAGGTGTATTCGTCATAGTCCTTGACAAAATATTCACAGACCATGCAACCCGTACGATCCTGATCGAACCAATTCGGATACTGCGATGCGATATTCATCCATGCTTGTTTTGAATAGGAGGCGAGTTCCGCGTTCGGATACAAACGTTTGAACTCCTCTTCGGGCAGCAGATCCAGAACGAATGCGAATTCGATATCGGAGCCATCGACCTTGCGGAAGGCTGGATCGATATAAACCATGAATGGATTGGGTACTTCATCGATCAGAACTCGCTGGTTGAAGCTCTTCTCTTCGTAGTCGGTTAGGAGCCGCAGGAATCCAATTCCACCCTGTACCGCATGTTCGAAGGCTGTGTCATATGCCAGATCAGCCTTGGATTGATACTCAATATGTCGGGCGATACCTTGGAGCACATTGGCCGTATCCTCGTCGGCTTCATCGTTTGTCGCATGAAATCTGATAGCTGGTCGGTTTGATTTTTGTTCGTTGACGATTTGCTTCACCTGAGCGTTCAGACGATCTGAGGCGATGGTCGGTTTACCTTCACGACTGGCTCGGGTGTCTGATGGCCATTGGTTCGCTACGTTGAGGAAATTGGTCTCATCGATTGAGAGTTTGTATTGCTCGTCCCAGGATTCAATTGTCTTCCTGAAACGTTCTCGAACCTCGTCCATGAAGTTTATCGGCTCTTTAGTTCTTTCTGAATTCATACGTTGTCCTTTAGAGGTTATTCATCCAGTTGGTGCCAAGGGCTGCAAATTGCTGTCTGGCATAAGCGTCTGATTGAGGCTTGCGGATTAGTTGTCCATATTGGTCTGTTTGTGGATCTGCTTTACGGTCTGGGACTTTCTGTTTGAAGCCAAGAATAAGAGGTTCGCAAGCGTAGATAATGGCGTCAAGGCAATCATCCTTCAGATTATAACTGACTCCATCGATCTCAATGTTGCGGCGTTGCGTATCATCAATCTCAGGCTGTATCTGATCCGTTAGTTTGTCTACCTTGTAGCGCAAAGTTGTTAACTCATAATAAGTCTGCACACAATCAGGATTGATGTAGATGTCATATAGTCCACGTAGATAATCAATTCCGTCTTCATGGTTCCCCTTCCACTTCTTGCCAGCTAACATCCGTTTAAATCCAAATCTACGACAGGCGCTTATCTGTTCTGGGCGGTTTGAATCTGCTCTGATGACGCAATCTCTGATGTTAGGTACCTGAATGAAGAAATCTGGAATGCTAGCTGTTTCCGCTTTCCAAATGACTATCTCATTAGCTATGTATAACGAATGAGTCGAGATTTCATAATACATGTCAACCATGACGCATGGGTCAGCCGCATATCCCCAATCCACGCCCACCAGATGGCTCCAAGAGGCTTCAATTGGCTTACGCTGTAGATGTATGCGATCAAAGTTGAACACGTGGCTCTCAGTATGCTTGACCGTCTCTCCTAACCAAATATGACGATACTCATCCATGCTCCGGTTACGGCAGGACTCCATATCCTTGCGAGACTTCTGACTGAAATAGGGATTGTCCGTGAAATTGACGTTGACACATATGGCTCGGTCGAGCAGGTGCCAATTCTTGACGAGCATGACATAGGAGGGGTCTGTTTCCAACTCGGGGTTCATGCTGCACCAGATTTCACAGTCCGTCTTTCTGATCGTAGGAATCAACACATCCCAGCTATGCTTACTGATGACCTGGGCCTCATCAACAAAGCAAATAGATACGCCCTCATAGGACTTGACTGATTCTACCGTATTGGTTGCGAGTCCGATGAACTGGAACGTAGAGCCAGTTCGGAGACAACGGATTTCATCCCTCGTCGTATCAAAGATTTCCCCGAGACCCAGAAGCTCAATCTGGTCAACTATAAGTTGCCAAATGGAGGATTTGATACTGCGCTGGATTTCACGGCAGCATAGTATACGTATCTTCTTCGCCAGGGATCTTACAATCAGTGCTCTTACGAAGCTCCAACTTTTACCACTGCTACGTCCACCCCATGCGATACGCCATGTCTTATTGGGCGTAAAGAGTAGCTCTAGCATCTTTGGAGGTAGCTTTATATCTATATTAAGTGGTTGTGTCATCGTGGGTTGCGGCAGAAATGACAATATTTATCGGCAAGGATTTGGGATCATCAGAGCCAGCAACCTGGAGTGGAATAAGCCTCGCTACCATCTGCATAAAGGTTTTAGGGTAATCCCGCCGCATATCTTCGAGCCATGCTTGCGCACCTTTCTTGCCTTCTTCATTCTCATAACTATTTGTGGCCGCAAGGATTGCAGCCTTCAAATCGCCAGTGAATTTGTTAACGGAGCCTTTTGGCCTCCCAGGTCCACGCTTGGGTAAGTCTTGGGAATTGGTGGGTGGATTATGATTCATGACCGTTTCTTTATATTTATTTATTCGTTACAACTTCGTCTTCGTGTAAGCCGTACTTGTCGTACGAACACTTTACGGTGGTGGTTCCGTGCCCCTGAGAGGCTGTTTCGCGGCGTCTTTCGACCTCCGCGTACACGTCGGAGGCACCTTCGTTCTTCATGTGTACAAAGGAGGGAGCCGTAGCTCGTTTTCTGAAGGAAGTTTTTTGACATTTCGGACATTCTGTCACCTCAGCGGCGCTGATTGCTTCGATTAGCTCTGCTTCGTACCCACATTCGCAAATTCTCGGGTAAAGTGGCATCTTACTCGCCTTCCAGGGCATTGAACAACTGGTAGACGAGGGCTGGGACGAAGACCTTGGCCAGCCTCTCCTTTATTTTACCTATCTGTTCAGAAGAGAGGGAGTCGGAGGATTCGGTTAGCGCACCAATTCTACCTAGCTCGTACATCTCCGATGGTGTCAGAGCAGCGTCAGAAGCGAGAGACTGGTCTACGCCGATTCGGATCGCCGCGCCTAACGTCAGATCCGAATCGTTGAATCGGTAAGGTTGACGATTCTGCT